AGGTGCTTCTTTTCCTAGGATATCCTTATATTTTTTATATTGTTTCTTGTCACTATCATAATTCATTTTTATCTTATCTTTTATTTTTTCTTCTGGTATACTTCTTCTATCCCATTCTTTTTTAATATTTTCTTTAGCGGTATCATGATCCTTCTTAGCATCTTTATCATCTACTACTGGTAATATAGTACATCTACAGTTAGCATGTAATGGTAATGTAGGACAATCTTTTATTCTATATACATTCCCATGTTTAATACCACATGTAGGACACGTTCTTTCATCAACAGCAGCCCATAATTGAATTTCTTCACATCCGCCATCTTTATAAGCTTTCTTGGAGCTTTCATTAAGATAGTGCATTGTTTCACTTCTGATAAGTCTATGAGATACATTAAAGCCTGTATTCATCATGTTATTAAGCTGTATAGCCATTTCTGTAACTGTCTTT